CTGTATGCTGGAAATCTAAGCACTTTACCTCCTCTAAGCAACGGAGAGTGGGATTGTGCTAACGTTCGTGCATCTATTGAAAACCTATTTGATATTGTTACCGATGCAGTTGGTTCTGGATCTCTTGCTGGATTGCCAACAGTTAATGTTGGTGATTTTATTAGTAATGCTAGACTATCTAAGTGTTATCGTGACGTATCATTTATTGTTGATGCAGTTGTCAACGACTTGAGACTTGGCGGTAATATTAATAGTATTCAAGCAGGTGAAGCTTATTATGTCGGTAACAATCTAACTTATATTGATGGTGAGAAATCGGAAACTATTGATGCTTGGAATTACGTTGGTGATATTGCTATCGCAGCGATGCGTAACTTTGATTTCCTCGCTGTCAATTGTGTAACTACTACAGGATCTGCATTAGTTAACGTTGCTGATTCTAGAGGAATCCCAATTGGTATGAGAGTTGTTGAATATGCAAACACTCCAACTCCTTTTGTAAATGGATTACTCCAAACAGGAGCAGTTCCAATCTATACCAATATTCCAAAAGATACGTTTGTCAAGAGAATTGTAAATGGCACAACAATTGAACTTGGAGTTAAAAATTCTAGATTTAATAGTGGTACTACTGTAAATGCTTTACAATCAAGCACGACTACAAAACTATACTTTACCTTTGAGAAGGGTGCTTGGGCAGATACACTACCAAGAAAAGTTAGAGTTGGACCAGCAAATACAAATCCAGATGTAATACAAGATACAACTGCATTTACCCCAACTGCTCCTACTCAAAGAGAATGTGCTAACACAGCTAATGCAATTGTAACTTTAGTTGGTAATATCACTACTATTATTAATAGTGGACTTGGAACTGTAACTCGTCAAGAGCAAACAGTTAATACTGCTTTATTATCTCAACGTGCCACAATCTTTACGATTGATACAACTGGTTATGGTTCTACTAATGCTCATAACTTTGAGACTGGAACTCCTGTAAGACTTGCTCCACGTCCTCGTTTTGATATTGCGACCAAAAAATATGTTGATGTTGATAAGAGACTTGTTAGACTTCCAAAAGGATTTGAAACTAATAAGACTTATTATGTAATTGCTCCTGGTAGAAAAACAAGTCCATCAGATTATTCAAATACAACATTCTTCAATGGTAGTGATCAAACTAAATTGATGCTTGCTACTTCCAAGGAAAATGCAGCTGCTGGTAATTACATTTATGCATCCGAAACTAGTAGTATAGATCCTAATGTAGAAATTGACATTTATCAATTTGTACTTGATGATAGTTATGACTTACATAACTACGAGTGTAATCTAATTAATTCTGTTGTTGGTGGTATTCAAACTGATGTATCACACATTTTTGATAAACCATCTGCTGCTACAACTCCACAAAGAGTATTCTTTAGAGCAATTGAAGGTGGACAACTACCGATTGTAGCTACCACTTATGCTAATAATCCTAATATAGCAGTTACAGATCCTACAAATGCTAATGTTGGTAGAATCAATCCTAATGTTGAATTCTTCGTTCGTTATCAGAGTCCTAAAGTATTTACAATTCACCAAAGTCTTGCGGATGCCATCAGCAACCAGGATCCAATCACGTTTGCTTCTGGTCAAACATCGTTGAAGTTTGAAGCTTATGCTAATAAGCGTAGAACTCCTATGAAGTTTGATCCTACATATACAGATTCTGTTTCTTCAACAGGTAAGTGGTATATCCAATGTAAGGATCAAGTAACTTCTCAACCAGTATCAGTTCAAAAACAAAATATTTTCTGGAGAATCAATCAAACTGATTATGCTGATAGACCAAGAACTACGGATATGTGGTATGAGCGTCTTAATGATAAGAGAGATGCTGATGATAGAACATATAAGATTCGCTATGTTATTCCAAAATATCTTGAAAATGCAAGAGATCCTATCAACGGATTTGTTCTCAAAACAAGAACTGATGATACTCGTAAACTCATACCACAGAAGATCTTATTAAAACCAGTTACTGGTTCTGTTTACGGTGCTAGATTTGAAAACAAACCTCCTTCAGGGGGGCAAGCAGGTGAATATATTGGATTTACAAATACAGATTTCCAATCAGCTAATCTTACTTTAGATAAGGCATATGATCCTTATCTGAAACGTTCTAGCAGTCAAACAACTAGTACAGCAGGCGCAGCGGCCGCCAGTTCAGAGACTCGTATATTTGCTCGCTTTAATTCTGGTATTCAAGCAACAATTCAGAGTGGTCGTTATGTTTCAGATGCACTAAATCCAAATATCAAGTATCTTGAACTCACAGTATTTGATCATACTGTTGATTCGAAGAACTTCCCTGGATTGAGAAATGAACTATTTACAACTGTAAAAATTAGTTCTCCTCAAGGTGGTAGTTTTGTAAGCAATAAAACTCAAAATATTAGTTCTGGTGTTACTTCTAATAAGGTATTCTTTACTGGTAATTCTTCTGGATCTGCATATATCCATGCTTACATGAGTGTAGGTGGAGATCATTACCTGATTATTAAGGGTATTGCTGGTGGTAAACTTGAGTATAGCGAGTTTACTAATACAAGATTTACTCAAGGAAATGTCTTCGCAGATATGATTGAAGACCAGGATATGGGCAAATCTCTGCCACTCAAAACTTTAATTCGCAAGCGTTATCCTGAGTACTATTGGAGACAAAATGGAGCTAATGTTTACACAATTACTCCTGGTGATAAGATTCAAGACTCTGCTGGTATTGAGTATTACGTTGATTCGGTTAAAGATGTTGGTATTATTGATGATACATTCTATATTTTCTCTTCTGAAACCTTACAACGTCGTATTGCAGGACAGCAAGACGGTATCTACTATCTAACTTGCTTGCGTGGTAATATCTCGCCATTCCCAACTGGTGCTGGTGTTATCAACAACTTTAGAAACTTCAAGTTCTCTCAACCAGTTAGTAGACTATATCCTTTGAATTATAAAAATGATCCACTTTGGTTCAAGAAAAATGGTACTACAAATGAAGAAAAAGATTATTATGCCGCTTTAATTGATCCTCCACAAACATTCTCTGCTGCTGACAATTATATTCATGGTGCTGTTTCTGTAAACGATTACAAGAACTCTGTTACAAGAGAAGGTATTCAAGATCTAATCAGTCAACCTGCATTTATTGAAAATGATTATACTGGATCTAATATTATTCAGGCAAAAAAAGGAAATGCTACTTCTGGATCAGAAGATCGTCTCATTCCTATTTCTGGAGATAATACTGTAGTTGTTGACCAAAGATACTACGTTGAGCTTCGTAGACCATCGATTGCTCGTGCTGGTAACCATACGTTTGAATACCTTGGTTTCGGTCCTGGTAACTACTCTACAGGTCTCCCTGCCCGCCAGGAAGTCGTCCTAACACCAGATCAGGACTTCTATGCCCAAGCGAAGAAACAAGACGCTGGTATCGTCTTCTACACGGGTATTAACTCTCAAGGTGATCTTTATATTGGTAATAGAAGAATTAATGCTATTACTGGTGAAGAAACCTTTATTGATAAGGCAAGCTTACAAGACGATGGAGATCAAAATGATGTTATTGGTGGTTTAGTTACTACTTTTGATACTCCTGTAACGTTTAACCAAAATATAACTGTTGTTGGTGGAGATGGAACACTCATATCTACATTTGAATCACCAGTATTAGTTTCTGTACAAAATGTAGATCTCACCAAACAAGATGAACCATTAATCATTAAATCTAATGTAGATGCAAGCTTTGTTAAATCTCTTGGTGGTGGTTTAAGTGTAACTATTCCGCAGGATTCAGCAAATCTCAATAGAATATCATTTATTCCTGCAACGAGCGGCGATATTCGTATTGGTAAGAATAGAATTCAATCTGCTATCTTTGGACTCAATCCAAGAGGTAACGGTCAACCATACATGATTCAAACTCATACCGTTGCTACTATTCCATCAAACATTACTCCAAATCAAACTGGATTAATTTCTGCTGGTGGAACAGCAATTGATTTATCTCAAAATGTAAATTACGGTGGCGTACTACCAACGACTGGAGATATTCTTCTCAAAGGAGCAGAAGTTGGAAAATCTGGATCTCTTGGGTGGATTAATGCTAACTTCTATCAAGTAATTTCTAAAGATGACATCTTTACAATTACATTTGATGGTAGTAATGTAGTCAAACTAACATTCAAGAGTTCTTCAACTGGGTTGGATCTTTCAAACTCACAGATAGGTATTAATTCTGGATCACAAATTAGAGTCAAAAATTACAACTTAAATCCACTATTAAATCTTACTTGGCTTGTATATAATAAACCTGGAGATGTATTCAAAACAACCAACAATTATGTTCATTTCCAAGTTGCTGATCCAATTGCTGGTGCTACACTGCCTTGGATAGATGTTTGGAATGGAGCTCCTGCAGCAGCTAAACCAACTATCGAATTCTCTAATTCAAGTTGGAAGGAAGTTGGAGTTCTTGGAGCAGAAGTTATCAGAACAGAGACAGAGACGATTGGTAACTATAAGTTAGGCATCAACACTGTTGCACGTTCACCACATGATGCACATCAAAATGCATTTGTTGATTATGCTACAACTGATCCTCGTGCTAACCTTGATGTTGTTGGTAAAGCATATATCAGCGGTAAAACATTATCTGTCTCGTCTACGGGTTACCTTGCCAATCCTACTCCATCAGCTAGAACATTCAATGCTGTTTCTGATGCATTTGTAGTTGGAGGAGACAGTCTTACCCCAACAAACTATAGCACTCTCAGAGTTGATACAAATACTGTTGCTATTACTGAAGCTTCACGAGGTAATAACCTTGGAAGAGTTGGTATCAATACAGATCAAACAGTTACTAATAAGCAACTCAACAGAGCACTTGTTGTAGTTGGTGATTCTAGATTCACTGAAGATGCTAGATTCCAAAGAGATATTGAAGTCTATACTGATGGTGGAACTGACACTGGTGAAATAAGAACTGGCATAACAACTGGTAATTTCAATCTACTTAATGGATCTACAACTACCCAGTTTACTGGTCAATTATCAATTACTGCTGGTGTTCTAAGCAAAGCAAATTCTAAGGGACTTAGACTTGGTAATAATCTTGCTTATATTGAAATAGGTGACACATATACTGATGATCAGTTTATCTTCATCGGTAATAATTCAGATCACTCCAATATTCTTATCGGTGATATTTCTGATGCTGCTGATAATATTTCGAAAATCTCAATTGGTGGTGCCTATGGTAATAATTCTTCAAACTCCTTTACAACGTTTGGAACTAGAAGAGTAAACTTTGCTGGTGATGTAATATTTGGTGCTAACAAAATACTTGGTGGAGATAAAACTAACTCAGAAATGATTGTAACAATCGGATCTGAAGCTGGTATCGTCAAGTTCTTTACGGGTGGCACACAAACTCTTGACTTTGCTACAAATGCATCAGAGATCAACCTTGGTGGTCAAGGTGGTGTTACTAAGATTAGAAACAACCTTGTAGTAGATTCTAGCTCAAGATTCAATTCTAATATTGTTCTTTGTGGTGGTTTTGCATCGTTCTCCTTTGCTGGAAATAGAGCACAACTTGGATCTGCAATTTCTCCACATACTTCTGGTATTCTTGGTGCTACAACATATAATCCTAATATTGACCTTGTAAATGTTTTTGTAATTACTGTAGCCAATCAGAATGCTCCAACTCAGGCAGAACTAACTGCTGGATTCAACAGAATTGACACCGCTGGTGCTGGTGTATGGGGTGGAAATTCTGGCACTTCTAATTTCCAAGCAGCAATTCCTGGTGCTGGTCCTGAAGGAGCAACTTTACCTGCTATTACTATTGTTGATGAGTATTATATTCCACTCAAGCATAAGCCAACTCCATACTTCCAAGCAGGGGATTATATCCTAATTGATACACCAGTTACTGGATCTACACATCCTGAAATTGTAAGAGTTACTGAAGACGGATTACAAGGTGCTGAAACTGCACCATACTATCTCAAGGTTCGTCGTCAACCACTTGGTAAATTTACAGCACTCAAGACAAATCACCCAGATACAACAAATATCTGGAAGTGTAATATTGCTTTTGATGCAACTTGGATCACTCAAGCAGTTGATGGTTCTGGATCACAAGATAACTTCTATCTATCTGAATTTGGTGGATCTCTAACAACAAATGATTATGTAATTGTTGATAGAAGTATCACAACCAGCACAATTAGATCAAGCAGCGGAACAACCAGAACACTTGTTCTTTCTACCGCTCATACTCTTGAAACTGGAAATATTGTTACAATTTCTGGATTTAGTAATACTGCATATAATGCAACAAACGTTGCAATTACAAAGGTTGATGCATTCACAATTAGCTATACTGGAACTGGTTCACTCACCGAATCTCCTACTGCTGATACCAGCGGCACTGTAACTTCTGGTGAAGTTATCAAAGTTGCAAGTCTTGTCAATCCAGTTCCTAAAAAACTGATGATCAAGAATGGTTGTGACACCATTAGTGAAACAACAGTATTTGAAGTTGATTCTGTAACTGGAAATATTACATCTGGAATTCCTGGAACCAATTCTGTTACAGTAATAAACGGATCTCTAACACTTACAGGTTCTTGTGGATCATCTACTGGTGCATATCCAAGTCCAAATCCTGCAACAGATAGTCACTTAACACTCAAGAATCCATATGGAACATCATTTGATGTCAACGTATGTAATGGTGATGTTACGATTGGAACAACTGTTGGGTCTGTGTTTGCTATTGGTGGATACTGGAGTGGCACACCTGTTGCACATAACACAACAACCAGTGTTGTTCAATCTTACAGATTTGATAAGTTTACTCTAAATGCTGGTGGACCTGTAACCACAGTTTCAGCTGGATTTACTGTTGACGATTTTGATATTCCAGTTGCAAGTATTACTCCATTTGCAAAAGGAGATCTTCTACTTATCTACAATGGTTCTACTCAAGCAGAAATCGTTATCGTTACTGCTGTTCCTTTTACGACTAATAACCAAGGATATCTACCAACAATTTATAATGCTGAATATCCTGCGGGAACATACCCAAATGGTGGTAGAGGAGCTGAAGGAACAACCAAGAAAAACTGGTCTGCTGGTGCAACAGTAGTCAAACTCAGGAAGTATAATAATACTACAACTCTTGTTGAAGCAATTCCTGCAACAGGAAGAGTTGCTGCTGTTGCTCCAACTGGTTCTGGATTAATAAATAGCAATCCAAATAGAATTGTTGTCAAACTTGCCGATTCTAGAATCATCTCTAATAAGCTTGACACAGCACACTTCTTCAAGATTACAACTGGATCTTCAGTTGAATTCTTCTATGCTGATAGTATTGACGGCAACAACTCTTCCTATGGAGTTCGTCTTGCTAAGTCAACTCAAGCAATATCTCAAGCACCAACTGGTACATTTACTGCATACTTTGGCGGCGGAACTACTACAATCAACGATGCTGTTGAGATTTATAGTGGTGAACTCAGAATGTACGGTTCTGATGGAGAAACACTCATCTTCAACGTTGCAAACGATGATGACCACGTAGCTGACGGTGCAATTCTAGATCCTAAGACCAATAAGGGTGGCATGTATCTCAAAGGTCATATCTTTGCTGATGGTGATTTAGTTCTAAGATCTGATTATTGCGAATCCTGGGGTGCTTGCAATACTACCGTAAACTTCAAGGCATTTGGAGATACTGGTAATCTTGAAATGGGTCAAAAACTCTATGTAAAAGGTAAAATAGTACAAACATCTACTGGTGATGCTTCAACTCCTGTTTTACATATTGATAACCTAGGTGGTGCTGGAACTAACGGAACTGTAGGACCAAGAGATTTCATCATTTATCAAGATGGTTCTATTGATTCATTCGGCATTAAACGTTACTTCACAAGAAACGGTGGACGTAGATACACTTATGTTGAGCAATCACTTACTGGAATCGGTCAAACTGTTGCTAACCCACTACAACCAAATAATAACTATATCTTGAATAATCCATCTGGAACTAATATGGTTCTTTATCTACCAGATTATGCTGAAACTGGTGATGTTATCAGATTTATTGAATGTAGCGGCAATCTAACCTATGATACAAGTCTCGTACTCAGAGCAATTAAGATCAACAATCAAGCAACTGCAATTCAAGGTGATACATCTGGTAGCAAGATTCAAGCAGGAACTGGTCAACTTACAACTGCTTGGGATAGTGGTGAACTTATTGTTCAAACCAGAAATGCTTCATTCGGACTCGTTTTTGTTGGTCCAACTGATGCTGCTGGTGATCCAAACGCACAATCAATTCCTTCTAACCTCCGTGGTTGGTGGCTCATGGAACTCTGATACACATGGCACAATACTACAATTCTATCAAAACAATGAAAACCGCCAAGGTCGGCACAATTATGCCGTGGTGTGGCGATGGATTCAGCGGATTTGGTGCTGGTAATGTACCAAAAGGTTGGGAACTTTGTGATGGAGAATCAAGAGATGCTTCACAGTATCCTTTATTGGTTTCTATTTTGGGAACTACTTATGGTGGATCTATAAGTGGCACATTTCCAAACTATACTGGAACTTTTAATGTTCCAGATATTACTAACAGATTGATGATTGATTTAGAAAAGGAACATTTGAATTCTGCTGAATTTCAATATGGTCAAGGTGACGTTTTGAATACGGTTATTGATAATGCGGGGACAAAATTTGGATCTCTAATTTCTGATTTTGGCACAACCGAAGTTATCAAAACAATTTGGTCTGCTAATTCTGATATTGATTTTACTTTGAAAGCTGGGTTAACTCTTTCGGGTAAATATACTGGTCTTGCAATTAGTGACCCAGATTTTCAAACGTCAGTTACTACAATGAATAGAAAACTTGGTATCAATCATACTCCAGCACACCCGCATTCAGATAATATTCAAACAGCATCTGCTAGTTTTATTGGACCAGCAGTGTTTACTTCTGCACAAGTTCAAGCCTCAGGCAATACTCCACACCCTAATTGCAATGCTGTAGTTTCAAAAAATCATACATGCGACCTCCTTCCTAGCGCAAACCAAGCACCATCTTGGCAGCAAGGAAGAACTCTTTGTGCATATTATGGAGATGAGCAATACGAGCATACTATACCTTTGATGGACAGATTCCAAGATTTTGTAAATGATCCTGGTAAAGATTATTGGAGCAAGGTTCCTGCAACTGATTGGTTCTCAGGAACGACACCAACAAGAAATAGTCCACAAGCTCCAAGTCAAAATTATAATTTTGTTGACACAAAAGGATTCTCAACTACTTTTCCTGCAACACCCGTGAAAACTCATGCAATTCCAGCGTGGACTGGATTGATTCCAAAACCACAATTGTTTGGTGGAAGAAGAAATTTTTATGGATTTGGAACAGGATCAACATATCAAGGAGTTACTGATAACCCAGAAGATGCAACAAAATGGTTTACTGTTAGTAATGTGAATGTTGGAAATGCATCTACAGAATTTGCATTACCTGCGGGAACTAACATTAAAACAACAGTAACAGAAAGTGGAGTTACATTTTATAAGTATGATAAAATTAGACCATATAAATTGGTCGATGGAGCACCATTTGCAAAAGGAACTTATATTACTGAAATAACAAGAAGTGGAACAAGTGATGCAAATTATATTTACACTATCAAATTAAGTCTTCCAACAATTACAGCTGCAACTGGAACTACTGTGACTTTCAAAGAAGGAACTTTTGGAACAACGATGAGTACTAGTGGTGATAATAATCCAGATAGCACATCTTACATTTCACATAATCATGGATCATTCGATATACAAATGTCAAGAGGATCACTCAATCCTCCCGCAACACATCCAGTTCCAAGTATCAGTATTGGATCTGTAAGTCCAGACAACTTAAACGATGCTCTAAATATTATTGTTGATACTTCTCAACCAGCAATGAATGTTGTTTATCTTATCAAGGCATACTGATGGCAAAACTATATTCTTCAGAACGAGCAAAATATGGTAACTTGACAGGACAAATTATTATTTGGCCTGTTAAATTATCATCAACTGATATCAAAAGTACAGCAAATAAAGCTCTATTGCCTTCTGGATATCTTAGATGTGATGGAACAATTTATAATGTTGTTGATTATCCAAGATTGGCAGCAGTTTGCGGGATTGGATTGACTGGAAAATTTGTTCGAAGAGATATTGATGGAAAGCCATTACAATCGCTTACGGATGAACAATTTGTTGTTCCAGATCTTGGATCAAAATATCCAAAACCAACAACTGGACCTGATGCTGGTCAGTATAAATCTATAAGAGTAGTTACACAATCTGGAATAGAAAAAAGCAGATCTGGCGTTGGTATTGAAGCAACAAGTACATTAGGAACTTCAATTAAGTTATCTTATAGCGGAACTTTTACTATTCCTAGTCAGATAATTGATCTAAAAGGTAAACCAGCTTGGACATGGGGCACACAATCTGGAAAACAAACAGATTCAGAAGTTGTTGATGCACAAGGAATACATGGACATATGCACTTCGGTTCATTCAAAAGAACTAGAATCAAATCATCAAGTGCAGAAGTAGACAAAAGTGCGCCAAATTCTTTTCTTGATCCAAAAGGTATTGGTCAAGTTTCATATTGGAATGCTTCTACTGTTCCAATTGGTGGTTGGTTAAATGCTACAAAAGCACCAGGATGTAATTATCCTGGTAGTGGTCAACCTCCTTGTAGAGCTATGGCATCTAACGCATATGCTAGAGGATATCAATTTTATTTTGGTGCTTTTGCTGGTAACTTTGACCCTACTGCATATGGTGATGGTTGTTATAACGGAGGAGATATTCTTCAGGATGCTTGGAAATATAATTGTTTGTTGACTTCAAATTGGAGTGGTTTTCCTATCAGTAGTAGTGCTTGTTCTGTTGCTGGATTAACCCCATATTCTTCTTCAGGTATCGTACTCTTTGGAATTTGTACATTTGAAGGAACACAACCGCTCAATGTAAGTGAAAATGTAACTGCTTATTATGTTGCTGGTCAGTCTGGAGTTCCATTAGACTGGAAAGATAATTCTATTTTGGATGCTCTTCCTTTGAATAGTAATCTTACCGTTGATAATAGTAGAGTTTATTCTAGTTTGTTTAATGATCTCACAGAAACAGTCTCTTTGAATGCAGCTACAGATCCAACAACACACTTTCATAAACTAAAGCTCACTCAAGGAACACATACTTTCAAATTAGTTACAGATGCTTTGGAATTATCTCCAGATAATCTGAATACAACTCTAACATTATCTGTCGATCAATCAGCGTCACTAGATAATATAGTATCACCATTCATAGTTCTAGAATACCTAATAAAGATTTGAGATGCCACAGACAACTTTATCCACACAACCATCTTATAGAAATACTAGATCTAACTTCTATTCGGATAAATTTCCCGATACTACAGAAGTTGGAAGTATTATAACAACATTTAAAGCAAGTGATACTGATGTTTATGACAATCAGTATGTTCCTAGCAATGGAAGTACAAAAGCATACATTAATACATCTGGTAATGCTGATTGCGGTACAAATCCAGAATTTCAATATCGTGGATATCTCTATTGTGATGGTGGATTGTATCGCATCAAAGATTATCCAGCATTATATAAAGTTATTGGTAACAGTTATGGTGGTACAGCAAGACCTGGACTAAACATTATTAACGGCGGATCAAATTATTCTTCAAGTACCACAATTACTTTTGCAAATCCACCAGGATATAATGCTTCCAATCCTGGAGATTTGAAAATCATTCAGGCATCACTTACAATAGTTGGTGGAGTAATTACTACAATAACTTTGAATAATCCTGGATATGGATATACGTCTGCTCCTACTTATACTCTCAATAATCCTGGTAGCGGCACATCATTCTCTTTGCAAATCAATCTAAATGCTGCTGGAGAAGTTGAAGATATTACACAAAATAATGTTTTTTCTCACTTAGGAGAAACTAATGATCTTGGTACTTTTAACGTACCAGATCTGAGAACCAGAAAAATTGTTGGTTATGGAAATGTTTATGGTCCTGGAACTCCTAATGTTGGATTGATTTCTTTGGATGCTGGAGCTGCAGCTATTGGCGGTAAATGGACACTAACAAAATCAACTCAAGGTGGATTATTTGCTCTTGGTAATATTACTACTACTGGATACACTGATGTAACCGATACAACTAGCACTCGTATTTCGGGAACACAAACAGTTGACATTTATATGGAGAATAAAAGACTCCAAGGTGTGCCTGATCATAGTCACTATGCTTATCACACATATCCTGGAACTGATGTTCAAACTCTTGGTGGGTATAGTGGAGACAGATATCTGGTTGAGTATAAACAGTCAAACGGTAAATTATATCAGTGGTTCCCTGTTGGTGGTATTGCTTTCCAGCATACACATGCTCTTCTCAAGCAACCAATTGCAGATAACACAGTTTCAACCTTTGATATTTTTGATTACATTCCTGGAGCAGAAGGAACTGGAAGTATCAAATATAATCTAGGTGGTGCTGATTATTATTATGCTTCTGGCTCGGCATCTGCTGGAACATATGAGTTGGTAACTGAGATTGATCCTCCAGCATTCAAAACTTTTAATTCGGCATCGCTAATTGGAGGTAGAACCGTAATTACTGGCGGATCTCCAATTATTACTTATACATCAAATAATACTTACACATCATCTGGAACTGTCAATTTCCCAGCAGCTTGGTCTAAAATGAAACTTACTGTTGCTGGTGGCGGCGGCGGTGGATCTAATGGTATTTCAAATGGTGGATCTGGTGGAAATAGCACAGTAACAATTGGTAGTGATTTATCTGTTGTGTGTGAAGGTGGGTTTCCTGGAAAGACTAATGGTGGAGGAAATGGTGGAACAAGAATAATTACTGGAACTGCTGCATCATTAGTTGCTGTCCTTGTAAATAAAGCTGCTAATGGTTCAGCTGGTGGAGGATCTTCACCATATTACATCAAACAGTATCCAAATAATCCAAATACTGGTGGTGCCAAAGGAGATAATACTGGATCTCTTGGCAGTAATGATGGATCTGCTGGGGTTAATAGTTATGTTGATCAAAGTTCTGGATATACTTATTCACAACAATACAATTCAAATGGAAGTTTTACAATTTCCAGTACATATTTTATTAAGAAAGCAGAAGTTACAATAGCAGGTGCTAGGGGGGGAAATAGTATTCCCAATAGTTGCAATGTTCCTGGTGGAAGTGGACATGTAATGAAATTATTGATTAAGAATCCTAATTCTGCATCGATGGCATTTACTTTTGAACGTGGTCTGACAGGATCATATTATTCTAATACAGGTACTGGTGCATTTGGTGCAAATGGTGGATCGTATGGCAACAGGAACGGAGGTGGAACATTTGGAGGATCTGGCGGCGGTGCTACCGCACTGAAACAAGGTGCTTCTATTGTTGCGGGAGCTGGCGGCGGGGGTGGTGCTGGTGGTTATGATTCTGGATATGGCGACTGCGGTGATAATGGTGGGACTAATAATACTCCTGGATGGGGAAGCAATGCTCCTCTTGCAACAACTGCTAACCTGTTTGCTGGTGGTGGTTCAGCAGGTGGAGACGCTGGTTGTAACGGCGGCGGGGGTGGAGGAGGAGGTGGTGGAATTGCTACCTCTACTTATACTATTTCTGGCGGTGGCTTCGGCGGTGGTGGTGGTGGCAATGCAGGTCACGGCGGCGGTTATGGTGGTGGTCGTGGAATGAGTGCATATAAAACCGATATTTTTGAATTGGTATCAGAAACCACAAATAACAATGGTAATGGATATGTTCAAACTTATTATGAAGAAGACAGAAGTTACTGGACAACTGGTGGCGGCGGTGGTGGTGCAGGAGGACTTGTAGATATCCTTGCAGATGTTACGCATATGCCATCAGCCACAAGTATTTCATTTACTGTTGGTGGCGCTGGTAGTTATCCTTCTGGCGTCAGCGCACCTGGAGGAGGATATGTTCAAATCGGATTTGGTGAAATTACTGGTTATGAAGGTGGTTCAACAGGAATCACAGTTGGTGATATTGTAATTGCTGGTTCTGCAAATGTAAATATACTTACAAGTGGTAGTGGAACTGGAACTACAGGTGGGTTCAAACTACCAACAACTCAAGTTCCTGTTGTTGAATTTCTTGGTGGTGGAGGTGGAACAGGTGCTGCTGCTACAGTAACACTATCTGGTGGTGCAGTTTCTGCTATCAATCTTACAAATGGTGGATCAAACTATACATCTATTCCTGAAGTTCGCATCAAGCACGGCGCAGGAAGTGGTGCATGGGCTACAGCATCAATTAATAGTGCATCTAAAGTTGTTACTGCTGTAGCATTATCAACATTAATTACTCCTATACCTTACACCCATTATGTTAAGTTTGGTGGAACAGATCTGCAGAGATTTATTGTTCTCAAGTCGTTTAATTGTACTGATGTCAGTCGTTTTACAATCAAAGTTGCAAGAGGTAATGGCGTAAATGGTGGAAATACTCCAGAAAATGGTGGAGATGAACTAAAACTTTATTATAATACGGATGAGAGTTTGAATTTTAGTAATTTCTTGGGTGTTATTGTTCCAATTACTAATATTAGCACTGCTATAGATGGTGCATCTGGTGATACACAGTGGTATTGGTATTCTATTGAACTACCATCTGCTGCCAGAACTCCTACAACAAGATTCAAGATTGTTCAAGATAGAAATCCTGCTAGTTCGGTAAATGATAATGCTGGTGATACTGATCATTTTGGTATTTGTGATTTTGTATATGAATTTTTAGAAACTACAGAACTGAAATTCAAACCAGCAGCTGGTGCAATTCCTGCTTCTGCTGATCTGCTTACATATGTTGTTGAAGGTAAAGAAGATAGTTTTTATACTACTGGTGCAACTGGATTAGATGCTAAATTTACATTATCATCACAAAATCCAATTATTCCACAAGCAGCAATTGATCCAGATTATCCTGTTCCTTTGTTGGAACCATATCATCTTTGCAAGTATCTAATCAAAGCATTCTAAATATATCTGGGAACCCCATATTGATAATATGTCTATTACTAGTAATTCCATCGTTCCAGAATTGGTTTTGGAATTAGATGCAATCAGAAAAACAGTTACTTACAGAAATGTAAAAAAGAACATTCCAGATACTTATTGGACTGAAGAAATCGCTCCAGTATTATATCCTGAGTGGGATTCTGATAAGGATAAATTGGTGCTGTTTGCTTGGTATAGTAATGCCACATATCTTTGCCAGAGACGCAAATATATGAAAAATTTTTCCAGCGGTGAATATCACTGGAAAGATTATGAGTTTGAAATTGTTGATCCTCTAAATGAGCAAGGTTCTGCATTATTTGAAAAACTCAAAGAAGCATTCTTTTTAGTAGAATCACTAGAAACTATAGAATATGAAATTGAGTTTGCTAAAATTCATGCTCAAACTCGCACAGCAAACTGGCTAACAGTTAGACTTTCTCGTAATTTCTTATTAGATGAAACAGATCACGTTTTTATTGAAGATTCTCCATATTCTGCAAAAGACAAAGAGATGTATAGATTATACAGACAAAAGTTGAGAGATATTCCACAAGATGTAAATGATATTGACCCTGCTCTTGTCAAATTCCCAATTAATCCAAGATATTTCAAAGAAATTTTTCTGACAAAAAATCCAGATGTGAAGTATTTGGAAACAGATGATCAATTTGTCCAACTAGCTCCACATTATTTCAATACATTCAGAGAGAAGTTTGTTTCTTATCTGATCGTCAAGAACGTTAGCGAAGGACTGTATGCTTCATCCTTTATTGATGCTCTCAAAGAATCTGGTGTTGTTTATGATAGACCAGCATATCCTTTGTCTGTTGAAGAGAAAGTCGTTGCTGGTAATTATCTGAAGGATCTATTACAAAAACTTGAATCTGATATGGAAGGTAATGCAAATGGTTGAACTTATTAATACTTGGGAACTGATTGATCATTATTGTCAATCAAACAATAAGTCAATCGTTCTGTTTAGAAATGAAAAGATCAAACTAGCAAGTGCTGAAAAGCAGCAAGAAGTTTGGACTTGGTATGAAGAATTTGCTGATGAATATATTCTTGAAGCGATGAAAGGATCGGGAACTTGGGATATGGCAGTATTTGACAACGAAGATATTGCGACTACAAATGCTCTTGCCTGGTTCCCAGCAAAAGAATTTTGTCCCGATGAAGATTACTATTGGGAATGTCACGTTATCAACGAAGAAGGTAACTTTGTTTGGAGAAATGCTGATTCTACCCACTTGACAGAACCAGAAGAGTAATCTATACTGTATTCTCTGTTCGGAAATAGCGAATGCAAGTCCCATCTGAAATTGAGTTGAAACATTTACAACTCCAGGCTCTCCTTCGTGACAATAATATTCCAGATAATGAATTGTCATATATTGGTGTGCGAGAGTATCCCGAGACATTCAAGGCACATCCAGAGTATCACG